GAAGCGCTTTTGTATGCGTGCCTTATTCAGGCATATAGTTACACGAAGGGCCCGCTTGAAATGCTGCAGTATTTTGAAGACAGCTATAAGCAGGCCATACAAGGTCTCGGCATTGAGCAGCAAGGTCGCCGTCGTCGTGACGAGTTTAGAGACGGCATGATCAGGTTGCCTATCAAATCGGAATCACCCGGCCCGTAATTTTTTAAGAGGAAAGAAAAATGGCTATTTCACAAGCTATGGCAACATCATTCAAAGTCGGCATTCTTGACGGAACTTTCGACTTCAGCAGCGGCACAGCACAGGTCTTTAAACTGGCCCTTTACACGTCGTCAGCTACGCTAGACGCTACTACTACTGCGTACTCTGCGACTAACGAAGTTTCAGGAACAGGTTACAGTGCGGGCGGCGGCACGCTGACTATTTCAGCAAATCCAGCTTCGAGCGGTACAACAGCGTTCTTGGACTTTGCCGATCTCACGTTCTCTACGGCAACTATTACTGCTCGTGGTGCGCTTATCTACTTGGCAAACGGCGGCACTAACCCTGCTGTTGCAGTTCTGGACTTCGGTTCGGATAAGACTTCAACTGCAGGCGACTTCACTATTGTCTTCCCTGCGGCTGACGCGAGCAACGCGATCATACGTATCGCTTAAGGTAGGCTGTAATGGCTGACGTTACGGTCCCACTAGCCGGTTGGGGATACAGCACTTGGGGTACGGATTCGTGGGGCGAAGGTAATGCTCTGCCTGTTGGTACTGGTGAAGTTGGGTCCGTAACTGTAATTGAAGGCTTTGCGACAAGCGTAGCCGTTACGGGGGTTACCGCTAGCTTTACACTGGGCAATTTTGTTGTAGAAGGCGATAAGAACGGCCTAGTTTTAGGCAACGCCGCTACGGGTGAGGTTGGTAACCCGACAGTTACGGGTACCGCTGTATTCTCGGTCACTGGGGTTGAAGGCACTACGGCACTCGGAAATTCTGTGGCAAGTGCTGCTGCGGATGTTGCTGTTACCGGTGTTGAAGGCACTGTCGCTCTAGGAGCTGCTAATGTCCAACAAGGTGCGGGGGTAAATCCCGTTGGGGTTCAAGGCACTACGGCACTAGGTACGGTAAGCGTTACAGCAGATGCTATAATTCCTGAAACCGGCCTACAAGCAACCTCGGCACTGGGAAGTGTTACGGTAGACTTAATCCAAGCGGTTGACGTGACCAGTGTTACAGGCACTGCAATACTCGGCCAAACTTCTGAAAATGGCGCAGGTATAGTATCCGTCACAGGAGTACAGGCCACAGGTGAAGTTGGAACAGTTCTTGTTTGGAGTAGAATAGTTCCAAGCGGAAATCCTAACTGGACGGAGATAATAGCAGCATGAAAACAGTAAACGAAGCAAAAACTTTGGGCGATGCAATAGACCCTAAGCATGAAATTGAAGTGGTATGCCGTAATTGTGGGTATGATGTAAATGAAGCTGAATTAAAGGCCGATACTTGCTCAGATTGTGGCGAACCACTAAACTTACGACAAAATACAACGATTTACGCGACTACAATACCCGCTGCCGGTGGCAGTACACTAGTATAAGTACTGGAGAAACCTAATGGCGACCTACGTTAACAACTTACGACTTAAAGAAATCGCCACGGGCGATGAAAGTGGCACTTGGGGAACCAGTACCAATACTAACCTTGAGCTGATTACCGACGGTTTTAGCGCGGGTGTTAAGCAGCTAGCCGCAGACGCCGATGAAACCTTTACAATGCCTGACGGCACGGCAGACGACACCCGTTCGTTTTTACTCGCGTTTACTTCGGCGGTATCGCTAACAGCGACTCGCGTGGTTACGCTTGGCCCAAACACAATATCTAAAGTGTGGATTATTGACAACCTTACTTCTGGCGGCCAGATTATTACGATCAAGCAAGGCTCAGGTGCTACGGTAGACATTCCAAACGGCGCTAAGGTCATGATCGTCACGGATGGTGCGGGAGCGGGTGCGGGGGTCTTTAATGCTAACCCCACAGCCGCTAGTGGCGGCACAGTAACGAGTGTAGGCGGTACGGGCACAGTTAACGGGATTACCCTGACAGGCACAGTCACTAGCTCCGGCAACCTAACACTTGGCGGTACACTGGCCAACGTCGATCTGACTACCCAAGTAACCGGAACCTTGCCTGTTGCCAACGGCGGTACGGGGATTACTTCTTTCGGCGCAGGCATTGCAGATTGGTTAGGTACGCCTTCTAGTGCAAACCTTGCTACTGCGGTAACAGACGAAACAGGTTCAGGACTTGTTGTATTTAACGTAAGCCCCGCGCTTACTACTCCCGCAATAACAACGGGAATAAATGATGTAAACACCAACGAAATACTTAAGTTTACGGCTACAGGCTCTGCGGTTAACGAAATTACGTTGGCAAACGCTGCCACTGGGGGACACCCATCTTTATCCGCCACAGGTACCGACACTAATATAAGTTTAGATATAGCCCCCAAAGGCACTGGCGAATTTAATGTCACCTCAAGCTTTATGTCAGGTGTGTTTTCGGACCGTGTATCTGTTATTGGCAACACGGGAACGTCGCAAACTATCGACTGCGACGACGGTAACGTATTTACTGCGACCCTAACGGGTAACTGCACCTTTACGTTGGCTACCCCTAACGGTATCTCTAATAGGGCTACGTCTTTCACGCTAATTCTTACTAACGATGCCACGGCCTCTAGGACAGTAGTTTTGTCGGGTGGCACCTTTAAGTATCCGGGCGGGTCTATCAGTAGAAGCACGGGCGCTAATGAAGTAGACATTTGGTTTTTCTTTTCGCCGGATGGCGGTACAACTTGGTATGTTACAATACCGGCTAAAGATTTAACCACATAATTTAATACAGCCTAGGAGGCTACTAAAATGGCATTACCAGAAGAGTTACAAAATCAAGTTGACTACCACACAACTATAGACAATAACCGAATGGCTAACCAGAATGCGGCGGATTCCAAACGCGCTAAGTTAGAAACGTTGCGTATGGCTAAAGATATCGTTATGGAAAACCATAAGACGGCTGCGGCCGGAAGCGTTATTGGTGCTACCGATATAACTGCTATGGCGACTACGCTCGAAGCTTTTGTAAATAGTTAATGGAATCGTATGCGTATTTCTCAACGCCTATATACCGTGAAGAGCGGTCAGAGTGGGTGGAAGAAACGCTAAAACATACCCAGAAATACTATGAACAAATGGAGCCATCGGTAGTCAAACAGACTACGCACATGGCGAATGACCCTGACCTTGGGTACTTAGCGTCCTACTTTCGAGACAAGGGCGTTAGTATTCTAAAGGATCAGGGTTATTTAACAGACGAGTATGAGTTTTACGTGTCTGGAATGTGGGGCCAAGAGTTTGCATGTACTGGTAGTAATATTATGCACGTGCATGGAGACAGCCAAATATCAGGGTTCTACTTTTTAGAAATGCCCGAAGGCGGGTCTTACCCTATATTTGATGACCCAAGACCGGGAAAGCGCATGGCGGATTTGTGGGCAGCGCCTAACGATCAAGTTACAATGGCAACGCCTCAGATACACTTTAACAATGTGCAAGCGGGCACTATGATGCTGTTTAACTCGTGGTTGCCGCACATGATTACACCGAACCAATCTAATAATCCGACAAAGTTCATACACTTTATTTTGTCGCAAAGAAAAAGGTTTATTTAATGCAGCATTTGCTGACGCCGTATTCTAGGAAGATAGAACCGTTTGCGTGGTGGGAAAACGCATTTACCGATCAAGAGCTTGATTGGCTGCAACAAAAGGCAAAAGAAGCTACACAGGATGCGCAAGTAGGTGGAGGAAGTAAGGGGGGCCTTAACTACCATGTAAGGCGCTCAGAGTTAAACTGGTTAAACAAAGGTCCTGAATGTGAGTGGGTTTTCGAGCGTTTAGCACATATTGCAGCACAGTTAAACTCCGATTATTTTGGGTTTGATCTAACAGGCTTCGCGGAACCTTTGCAGCTTACTAACTACCACGAAGACAGGCAGGGGGCGTATACGTGGCACCAAGATTTTGGCGCTTCGGGGGTTTCAAGAAAACTGTCTATAGTGTTGCAACTTTCAGACCCGAATGGGTACGAAGGGGGGGAGCTGCAAATATTGACGAGTGGAAAACCGACCGTAGTGCAGAAAAAAAGAGGTTTAATTACTG